CAACGTGCGGCGGCGGAAGAGCAGAAGCAGAAAGAAATTCAGCGACGTGCGGAGTCAAAGCGCAACGACATTTCTGAGGCACTGAGTTCCCGAGAGCAGCGCAAGGGTATGCGCGGCGGCGGTCAGGGTCGTCGTTCTCTCTACTCAGCGTCAACGGGCTCAGGATTTTTGGGTAGGTTTGATTGATGCAAGACGCAGCCAAGAAATACTTGTCAAAGTACGAGAAGGCCAAATCCTTTCGGGAGAATTGGGTTTCGCTCTTTGAAGAGTGCTATGAGTATGCGCTGCCTCAGCGCGAGTCCTTCTATGCCGAGACTGCGGGACAGCGGCGGGATGACAAAATCTTTGACGAGACTGCCGTTGTGGGTGTCCAAGAGTTTGCCAGCCGCCTTCAATACGGGATCGTCCCCAACTTTGCGCGTTGGGCTGACTTCACTTCGGGGAGCGAGGTTCCCCCAGAAGAGCGTGACCGCATTGACAATGAACTTGATGAAGTCACCGAGTACGTCTTCGAGGTCATTCAGAATTCTAACTTCGGCCAAGAGGTGCATGAGTCTTTCATGGACTTGGCTGTTGGCACTGGCGTTCTCTCAGTGGAAGAGGGAGACGCGCTGAACCCTGTTGTTTTCTCTGCAATCCCGCTGCCGCAGGTTGTCTTAGACACTGGGCCGGATGACCGCATTGACCATGTGTTCCGTGAGCGGAAGAAGGTTTCGTTCGATCACCTGAGCCTCCTGTATCCAAACAACAACTTTGACCCAAAGGTCATGGCGCTGATGGGGACCGAGAATGTCACTGACGTTCTCGAGGTTGTGTGCCGGAACTACGAACGTCGCAATGAAGAGTCGTACTTCCACTACGCCATCTGCCAGCGCACAAAGACGGTGCTGCACTACAAAGAGATGACGGGCGTGGGCTCAAACCCATACGTCTGCTTCCGTTGGTCAAAGTGCGCAGGGGAAGTCTATGGTCGCGGCCCGTTGATCAATGCGCTGTCCGCGATCAAGACAACGAACCTGACCATTGAGTTGATCCTTGAGAATGCCCAGATGGCTATCTCTGGCATCTACCAGATGGAAGATGACGGGGTTGTGAACCCTGACACCATTCAGCTTGTGCCGGGGTCGATCATTCCGAAAGCAATGGGTTCCGCTGGCTTGCAGCCAATCAATGCTGCGGGTCGCTTCGATGTGGCGCAGCTTGTCTTGCAGGACATGCGGCTCAACATTAAGAGGGCGCTCTACAACGACATGTTGGGCAATCCAGACAAGACGCCAGCAAGCGCAACGGAAGTCGCGGAGCGTATGGCTGACCTGTCCCGCCGGATGGGCGCGGCGTTTGGTCGATTGCAATCCGAACTTGTTCAGCCAGTTTTGCAGCGGGTTGTCTACATCTTGAAGAAGCAGGGCCGCATCGATCTGCCTACGATCAATGGCCGTGAGGTCAAGGTGAAGCCCACGTCGCCACTGGCTCAGGCCCAAGCGAACCAAGACATTTCAAGCGTTGCCCGTTTCTTGGAAATGGTTGGCGGGACGTTCGGCCCCGAAATGTTGCAGATGCTTGTCAATGGAGAAGAGGTCGCGGTTCACCTTGCTAAAAAGTTTGGCGTACCAGACCGCTTGATTCGTGACGAAGAACAGCGTAAGCAAATAGCTGCAATGGCGCAGCAAATGGCAGCGCAACAAATGCAACAGCAACAGCAACAGGGTCCACAGGTTGAGCAGCAAAGTTAATATCGGAATTGATGGCATCCACCGTTCTAAGGAGCGGGACACTGAGATCAGCCAAAATGTTGCGAGTGTTTTCTCTGGCCCTGCGGGTAAGGAAGTTCTGAGTTATCTTCGATCCATAACCATTGAAATGGTTCATGGCCCCGCCGTTGTATCAGAAGAATTGCGCCACCATGAGGGGCAGCGTTACATCGTTGGCCTTATTGAGCAGCGCATAGCACATGCACACAGGAGCAAGAAATGAGCGAATCACTCATTGGATCAAAAGAGTCTGACCTCCCTCAGACTGCAACTCAGGAAGCTGCAACAGGGGCTCCTCCCGCCCCTACGGGTGAACGACCCGAGTGGCTTCCTGAGAAGTATAATTCCGCAGAAGACTTGGCCAAGGGTTACAAAAGCCTTGAGGCAAAGATCGGCGCGAAAGAGGAAGACATTCGCAAGCAGATCACCGACGAGATCACCAAGGAAGCGTATGCGAATCGCCCTGATTCTGCTGGTGAATACAAGATGCCGGACTCGATTGATGAGGCTGAGGCTCTCGACAGTGACCTGATGAAGTGGTGGTCGGAGCATTCGTACCAGAATGGCTACGGTCAGGAAGACTTCGAGAAGGGCGTTGAGATGTATATGAGCGCCATTCAAGGGAACGTCCCTGACTTGGAAGCGGAAGCCAAGCGCCTTGGCGACAATGCTTCGACTCGAGTTGAGGTCGCCAGCGCGTTCGCAACCAAGTTCTTCCCAGAGGAAGTAAGCCCTGCCATTGAGCGCATGTGCGAAACTGCCGAGGGGATCATGGCCTTAGAGATCATCATGGAAAACATGAAGGACGGTTCGTTCTCTGGCGGCGGATCGATCACTGACGGAATCACTGAGGGCTCACTGCAAGAGTTGATGCGCGACCCGCGTTATCACAATCCTGCACAGCGCGACCCCAATTTTGTGAAGCAAGTTGAGGACGGGTTCCGCAAACTCTATGGCTAATGCAATCATCAAAGCTGGCAAAATAGAATTGCATCGGTTCAAGGGGAAGCATGTGTTTCCCCTTTTCCACAACATGAGTGATCAAAACCTCAATGAATTCAAGGAGTTATACAGGCGAGACATCTTAGAGGAGTTGCTCGACTCTCTCTCTGACGACCTCTGCCATGTCATTGAAATTGAGGGTGTGCCGATAGCCATATGCGGCGTGAGGGATCAGGTTCTTTGGACGATGTTCACCAAGGACATACGCAAACACTGGCGTTCGTTTGTGAAGGAGTCGCCCAGACTGATACAATTTTATCACGTTTTCTACGACGAACTGTATTGCAACGTATGGGATCAGAACGTCTTCATCCACAACTGGCTTGTTCATTTGGGCTTTGAGCCTATTGGGCTGACAGAGGGTCGGCATACTGTGGTGAATTTTGTGCGTTGTAATTCTTTGGCTAATGATATTGATTCCGAAGAATCACGGCCCGTGATGCACTGAGAGGCCCGAGAGGATACCCTTGCTTGAAGTGAAGTAACGGACACCCGTCTGTAGAAACTTCATATAGGAATAGTCCAATGGCTAACACAATCGACCAAGCATTTATCAAACAGTTTGAGACAGAGGTTCACCTCGCGTATCAGCGCATGGGCTCCAAGCTGCGCAACACTGTTCGCTCCTCTAACGTAAGCGGTTCCGCTGCCCGATTCCAAAAGATCGGCACTGGCTCTGCGGTGACTAAGGTCCGTCAGGCTGACGTGGCTCCAATGGACTTGGCGCACACCAACGTCGAAGTCACCATGACCGACTACTTTGCGGCTGAATACATCGACAAGCTGGATGAGTTGAAGACCAACATCAACGAGCGCCAAGCTGTAGCGACTTCTGCTGCGGCTGCTCTGGGTCGTCAGACTGATGCGCTTATCATTGCCGCAATGGACGCAGGTGCGAACTCCACGCAGATTGCTGACACATCGGGCGCACTTGGCAAGACTGACATGCTGACATTGTTTGAAACATTTGGCACTGCCGATGTTCCGGAAGATGGCCAGCGTTACCTTGCAATGTCTCCGGCTGGCTTTGCTGACCTCTTCAATATCGAAGAGTTTGCATCGTCTGACTATGTTGGTCCTCAGAACCTGCCGTTTGCAGGTGGCATGACAATGAAAGAATTCTTGGGCTTCAAGATTTTCTCAACGTCTGCTGTCGCTGGCGGTAAAAACTTTGCCTACCACGCAAACGCTGTGGGCATTGGTATCAACGCGGATGTTTCGACTGAGGTCAATTATATTGCCCAGAAGGTCTCGCATCTGACCACATCGATGATGTCGATGGGTGCTGTCGCGATTGACGACAACGGCATCTACGAAGTCCTCGACAACAACTAATAGGGGTGGGGGGCTACGGCCCCCCAAACTTTTATGTCCACAGTCGCCAACACATCGATCAAAGTATGTTCACGGGCCTCCGTCTTAATGGGTGGGTCGCCCATTTCTTCCTTTGCAGATGGCACCGCTGAGGCTGATGTC